GAGGGGTGTATATACCATCTTTGGTAGAAACGGAATTATTCTTCTTCAACCTTAGAGTAGAAGGCTGATAGATGTTCAAATTGCTCATTTTCGATACGGAGCCGCTTCCGCAAGAGGTCAGCGCGGGTAGCGTCATTACTATCGCCAGTGCTCCTAAGTTTTTCAATTTCTGTGATAAGTTCATCTTCAGTTCTTCTATGCTCTTTATGCAAATCATAATAAAACCTTTTATTTTTTAAAGTCAAAAAAAGCTCTACAGATTTTATAAGTGATTTAATTACTTTTAGCACTAGCTTTTTGTTTGGAGGAAAAAATTTCTGTTTCCACTCCTGCTGGGGAAACCTCCCTGACTGAGCCACTGACTACTTTAGCGCAGTCAATAGCCCACTCTCGCGCTCCATCTAATTGTCCACTGTAACAATGATGGAATTGTCCTTTGCGGTTATATACTCTATAAATAACGTAATTCATGCTAGTTTTTGAGGTTTGAATTCGAATGCTATTCTCCCGACATTTTCTCTGTCGTCTGACAACAGTCCGTGTATTAAAACGCGGTCAGGAAGAAAGTCAACGCTTTTTTCATCAAATAAGTAAGTTTGATTTTCAATAATCATTTCACGGATTTTAGAACGCAATCCTTTTCGGACAGATTCCATTGCGGCTTCCTTACCCATTAAATGCTCTGTTGTTTTATTAGCACCTACAACTTTAAATATTACACTCATTTTTTCTGAATTGCACCAAACCACAGTATTTTGTGGATCGTTAAGTATTATGGCTTTGTTATCATATCTTTCAATCCATTTTTTGTAAGATTTTACTTTAAATGTTCTTCTTATCTGGCTTTTTAAATAATTTTTATTATATTTTTTTAAGGCATCTTCGAATATCGTATGTGCTGCCAAAATTAAACGGGGACTTGTAAAGTTTTTCCTGACTCCAAACAGGAAATTAACATCTAAGCAATGTTCTTCTTCCTGTAGGAAGACAAACCCCATGACTTTACCCTTATCTTCAGCCTTGTAGACGATACGGCTAGAAAACTCATCAAAATTTGCTTTTATTTTTTTGTCTCTTAGGTGATGTGACGGAAGGGAGCAATAGTGGTAGGGTTTGGACTTTACACAAAAATCGTAGAAGTAAGGCCAAGCCTCAGTGCTATCTTTTAAATATGTAATTTTCATTTCTTAATTATATTATATGATAATAAAGTGTAAAGATAAACATGGCGGCAGAGGGTAAAAACGAAGTAGCGAGTAGTCTTTTAGATTTACAACCCAGCGCCGTATTGGAATTATTTAGGGTTTACCCTGACAAGATCAATAAACCAAACTTATTTTTAGGTTTTCATGGAGGAGCATTGTATGACAAATCATTAATTTGGCAAGGTGTGCAATATTTACCTTTGGCTTTAGAAAGCGAGGGTTTTGATTTATTAGCTGATGGAAAATTAGCGCGACCAAAAATAAAAGTCGGCAATACTAATAATATTGTCACTAATCTTCTACAGAACCACAAAGACTTTGTAAATGCAAGAGTCGTAAGAAAAAGAGTTTCTGTTAGGTTTTTAGACGATACTAATTTTGATGGAGGAAACCCTTTCGGCGTAGCGGACCCAACGGCAGAGCTTACGAATGAACTGTGGTTAATGGGTAGAAAAATTCAAGAATCTAAAATATTTGTAGAATTTGAACTAAACTCTCCTTTAGACTTAGAAAATTTTACCGTAAACTCGCGGGGAGTTGTAGCTAAATTTTGTTATTGGCAATATAGGGGGGAGGGTTGCAGGTATGAAGGTTTCCCTATAGAAAAAGAAGATGGTTCTCCTTTTGTAGACGCAGATGGAAATTCTGTGGTTCCTAATTGGCCATCTAGTTACGCCACGAATTCAGCTATAAATTTTTTCACTGATCCTACCGCTGTATGGGAGCCTTCAACAAATTATGTAAAAGGCGATATAGTGGTTGTTCAAAGCCCTACTGTTTTTTTGTCAGATAACCTCGGAGGATCGCAACCCCTAAAAACTGCTTATGTTTGTGTCACTGGAACCACTGCAAACCCCACAGTAGGGCAAGCACCAGAGGGTAATCCTACTTATTGGCAAAAAGATGGTTGCACTAAAAAATTTCCCGCTTGCCAAAAAAGGTTTAATGAGTATCAAGATATAGTATTTAGACAATCTCAAAATGTTCAACAAACCTTTGATTGTGTAAAAATTTCGGGATCTAATAGTGTGGATAGTTATCCTGGGCCTGCAAATTCAGGAGTTTTCCACACTCACGCAGATGAGATCACAGGAGTCTTAACTGGAGATTTCACTATAGTTGGTTGGGCTAACACCAATTTTAACAGCCCATATGGAGCAGGAATTTTAAGCACTTCATCAAGAGATGACGATCATTGGCCTGTTTCTAGGTTTATAAATATCGGAGGAGGGCAGGTAGGAGCTACAGCAGATAATAGGGGTAGTAGTGCGGGAACTGACATGGCATTTTTTGCTTCCCGTTTGAATACTACCGACCCTGATAGCACTGATAATATTTACAATGTAGTAGGCTTGAACCCAATCCAAAGAGAAGGAAACTTGCGAGACTGGAACCAATATTCCATTGTCCACTCAACAGGAACTCAAGAACTTATTAATGCTGTAGAAAACGGAGAAGACGTTAATGCTCACGATAAATTTAAAGAATTACAAACTAATTTAACTATTAGTTTAAATAGAGAGCCTCAGGTTTTTCCTGATGCAATGAACGGTAATTTTGAGTCTTATAATAAAAGAGCGACACTAAATTGGCCCACAGCCGACGAACCTTATGCTGATAGGAAAGCTCTCCCTCAAACCTTTATGCTAGGAGGAGTGGAGCAACAATTTACAACTGATGGTTATGAAGAGAAAAGCACTACTTTTGTATCAAGTATAAATGGAGCGATAGGACCGTGGGCATTATGGAATAGAGTCTTAACAGCTACAGAATTAGATTATTTATATAAAGTAATTAATCCCCCTAATGAATTAGAAGCTGATGCCTTAGAAAACAACTTCACAGTCGCGCCCAGACCTTATAGCGAATGCACGGGACAATATGAGGACATCACAGGAAATAGTCTTATCGCATGGTGGGATGGCACCACAGGTATTATTGGATCTACAACTGAAACGGGTATGCTGGATATACATACTGTCGGACCTTATCATTTAACAGGAAGTGGACATTTTTCAGGCATCCAAGAAACCTACCAAGAAGCGCCTGTTACTTTAGTGTCAAACCCAACCCCACCAAACCCTAGATACGGTGGATTCCCAGGAACTGATGGATTTAGCTATGGAAGAAATACAGAAACATTTTAAAATTAAAGGAGAAAAAGCCGCACTCCATAAAATTAAAGAAATATCTCACAAGAACTTTACTCAGGAAGTTTGTGGGTTTTTGGGTTTTGATGAAGACCTAAACAAATATATTGTGCAGGTAGAGGAAAACATTTCAGATGAACCCGCTGACAAATTTGTAATCAATCCTCTTAATTATTTGCTTTTTAAAGAAGACTATAAAATGATTGCTGTTTTTCATAGTCACATAAAGGGCGATGAAACTGAGTCAGAATTCGATGTGAAAATGGCAGATAATTGTTGTCAACCATTTTTGATTTACAGCCTTAATACAAAAAAAATTAACATTTATACGCCCAAAAGTATTGAAGGAGATGTAAATAAACTAGAAAGGATAAAGGCTGCAAGATGACATCTGTAAGGATACATGGGATTTTAGCAAGGGAATACGGAGATTCCTTTATTCTTAATATAAACAACCCAAAAGATGTATTGCAAGCTATTGATTGCAATCGAACTGGATTCATAAGAAGAATTATTAATTTACAGAAAGAAGGTTTTCATTACGATATTATTATTGATAAAAAATCAATAACAAAGGGGGAAGAAATGGAAGCTTTCCGTAAGCCCAAAAATATTGATTTGGTTCCTGTAATTGCAGGTAGTGGTCCTGCCGCAGCTATTATACAAAAAATATTATTAGCAGTTATATTCGCGGGTATAACTTATGCTCTTACGCCCAAACCTGAAGTAGAGGCTTTAGAGGTAGAGGCTAGAGGTAACACACAATCTCTCGTCTTTAGTAATAGGGTAAACCTAGCCAGTCAGGGAGCACCCGTGCCTGTGGGATATGGCAGGTTATTAGTAGGAACACAAGTAATACAGGCTACTATCAAGTCTTATCCGCAATATGCAGATCCCCAGTATTTATTAACAGATGGTATAGAAATAAACAATACAGCTACCGTGAATACAGATACAGACAGCCGCACGGAGTTCGCAGACGGTAATGGGGGTGATGGAGGAGCTAACTACGCGCTTTAAATGAATCATATCTTAAAAAAGAGAGCTATCGCTGGAGCAGGTGGAGGGAATGAACCTAAACCTCCTGTTTATAAACCTCCTGAATTGGGAGATCTCCAATATGGGGCTTCTCATAGCTTCGCTGAAACTATTGATTTAATATCTGACGGTCCCATTGAAGGCATAGTCGATAGAGAAGGTAGAGTTTTGGAGGGGTTGAGAATATTGCAAGGAATTTACTTAGACGATACTCCAGTGGCTGTTTCTAATAAGCCAACTGACCTCACGATAAGCGATGTAGAAATTGAAGCCTTAGAGGTTTTGAACTGCGAACTAGCTAACGGAAATAATACTGCCACAAAAAATTGTCAAAAATTCTTCGAAGAACTTTCTAATGCTGATCTAAGATCTAGTTCAGCTAGGGTTAGCGGTTTACCAAGAACCGTTGGTAATAATTTTAACAAGGGACTCAACGCTTTGGAAGGTGATGCTTGGGCTGATTGCCCACTCTTTTTTGTAAAATGGTATAGGTTCTGGTCAGTAGGTGGTCACAATTCTAATTTTTCAGTTGGAGGCTGGGCGCGTCAGCATGATTTTTATTTAAGAGCTTTTATTAAAAATAGAATTTCTCCCGAAGAAACTTTCCCTTGGTTTTTAAATGGCAAAAGAAATACTGTATACGGGACAAATGATGAAAACGCCCTTTATCAAGCAGGTCCGTTAGCGGACGCCAACTATGAGTTTGACACTTCAATAGGCGGGAGAAACGTAGGAACTTATGGTTTAATAAATCATAAAGATGTTTTTTGGTTAGACGACAGCACATTTAGCTCGGCAAATTTTATGTGCTGCCCATTTACAAATGTAGCGGGGTGGGACTCAGAGACTGATACAGATCCTCTTGGGAGAATGTCAATCCAAGAGCACTGGGATTGGGAATATGGGTATTTTTTTGATGATGCTCTAACGCGACTACAAGAATTTGTAACGACAGAAATAGACGCAATTTATCAGCTCTTTTTAGATAACCAAGAATCTGAAGAAAATGCTAACTCCTTACAGAGAACATTAGCTGAAAAAGCTTTATCTGCTTTAGGCTGGAGAGGAGGGGGATCGGTTGATCTACTCAAAAACCATATTCTTAGCTTATATGAGGGGATAACATATGAAGAGCCTTGTCTATATACAATTGTAAAAGTCAACGAGGAGGACAGTGACGAACTAACTACCTTAAATCTTTCGGCGGGAGAGAAAGATGGAGTAATAGAATTAGAAAATATGATGACCCGACCATTCGGCACTAGTAACGAATGGTCTTTAAAGAATTTATTAGAGGAGGAAGGTGTCGAATTTTTTGATGTTACTTGTCCTACAATTGATACAAGCGGCAACTTAACGGGGGAAATGAAGGGGTTTGTTTTAATGAAAGTGCCTCTTTCCATTGAGACACAAACAATTTCTGTGCTTGAGATTGCTAGGGAGCAGGGTGGGCGAAGCTTTCGTCGTATAGAAAATTCAAACAATTTAGACAGATACCAAGACGGTGTTTTAGGGAAAACCTATTGCGTTCCAAAGGAAATTTATACCTTATTAAAAGATCTACAATCTTTTAAATATGCTAAAAGTCAATTACCTGCGAGGTTTTTAGGGAAACATGGACTTACTGATTTAAAATTTAATTTTTCAAATATTCTTGCTGAATTTAGAAATGGTAGTGAATACCAAGAACCTCTAAATTATTTTAGAACTGTATTTATAGATCATCTTTACAACAGAGAGCTGTTCGGACCATTCAATGCTAGTAAGCAATCTCAGTTGGTTGCTGGGCAGAATCACAGCAGACCAGAAGTTAAAGGCTCATACCAGTATGCTCCTCAAAGGTTATCTATGAATGCAGAGATGTTAAATAGACCCGCTGTTTTACTAGAAGGGGCAGACAATTACAATCTTCAAGTAGATGTAAATGGATTACCTCTGAAGGAAGGTAGTGACGATCAAAGAGTCGATAATGCTGACGATCTATTAAATTATTCAAACTGGGCTAATAGGTCTCTTGCGAATTGGGACGAAGATGCAGTCCCTGTTGTTCATACTGTTTACAATCCAAACGTTACAAGAGCATTTGTTAGTTTAAACATAAGTGCTTTAAATGACACTTTAACTTACAAACATAAACCTGAAGCGGCTGATGATCCCCTAGATATAGCATCTAAATTCCCAGCTGTTTTGAATATAAAAGTAGAAACAGGAACTCTTGGTTTAAATTCAGATGGATCTGAGGGTTTGCAGACTCCTTACAAAACCTACACTTATAGAATAGTCGCTCTTATCGAGGGTAATACAATCATAGACATTGGAAACCCTGATTATAGAGGAGATTCGACTAGAGAATTTATTGTGAACCTAGACGGAGGAGATCCAAATTTAAATGCAGGTTTTGAATTACCTCCCACTATTAACAATAAGCAAGTTATATTAAGCGCTAACGGAGAACAAGGAATAGAGGCGGGGACTATTGACCAAGATAGCACTGAAAAGCGCTACGTTAAAATCACAAAATTATCATACGAAACAAATTCTGTTCTAATAAATAAAGTAGTTCAGCTTGGTAAAGTAACAGAAATTATTGATGTCTCATTACCTTACCCTTTTTCCGCTATCGTAGGAACACGGCTAGACTCTAGATCTTTTACAAGTATTCCAAGACGTAGTTTCGACTGTAAATTAAAAAGAGTAAAGGTTCCTAGTAACTATTTCCCTATAAGCAAAACTAAACTAGATAAAAGATATTATAATAGTCAAGCTGCTTTCGATAATACAAATAAAAAAGATAGGCAAGTATATAAAGGTGATTGGGATGGAAGTTTTAAGGCACAGCCAGAATGGACAGATAATCCAGCTTGGATTTTATATGACTTGTTAACTAATCAACGTTACGGGATGGGTTCTCATATTAATATAAATGAAATTAATATATGGGAGTTATATAGGATAGGAAGATTTTGTGATGCAGTAGATGATGAAGGATATTTCGAGGGGGTTACAGATGGTAGAGGAGGAAAAGAGCCTCGTTTTTCATGTAATATTGTTTTTGAACAAGGGCAAAAAATATTTGATGCCATCAATACCATCGCGGCTATTTTCAGGGGGAGAGTTTTCTTTAGCAACTCTAGTATAAATTTTGTAGACGATAGACCGCGAGAACCTGTCAACATCTTTACCAACGAAAATGTTAAAGATGGTTTATTTTTCTATTCAAATAACAGAAGAGATGAACAGTTTAATGTTATTGAAGTGGGTTTTAAGGACAGATTTGATAATTTCTCTCCTAAAATAGAAGTCGTAGAAGACGAAGACAGCATCAAGGAAAAGGGTATTTTTAAGAAAAGAATAGAAGGTGTGGGTATAACTTCTAGAGCTATGGCGCGAAGAGTAGCGCAACATCAAATTTTTTCTAAAATAAAAGAAAACCAACAAGTAGCCTTCACTGCGGGTCTAGAAACTCTTTTGTGTCAGCCTGGAGATTTGGTATTTATTGAAGATGACTTAAAAACAAATAAAGCCAACTTCGGCAAAGTTTTAGATGTTGATTTAGAGAAAGAGATAATCCGAGTGAGCAATACTTATTCTCCCTCTGAAATGAATCCTGTTTTGACAGTCATGAACCCAACAGGGGCAGATGGTTTTGATGAAATAGAGACTGGATTTGCTACACTTAGGAGGCAACGTTATCAAGAATTTACAGTAACTGGGGAAAACATAGATGTTGCTTGGGCTAGGTATACAGGAGTATATAATTTTTCAGGATACACAGATGGTTACACAGGAGCTACGCAGCCGTTAGACCCACGTTACAAGCAATATGCTTTATACACAGGTATTCCTAGTAGCGGCACCATGCTTTATTTCGAAACGGGGGTAACTGGTTGGGTTTTCGCGTCAGGGACACAAGCTTTAAATTTATTTTCGGGAGATTTTATATCGGAATCCACAGGAGACCACACCTTAGCTGCGATGGGGACGGGGAAAATAGCGGAGTTTGACTTTACGGCAGCAAATAGGCGTGGAACTTTACATTCCTTTGAGGGATTTGATTCTGAGGCTTACATTGGTGCTGGTTCTAGACCTACGCATGGGGTTTTAACCTCTGAATTAGAGGGATTAAAACCAGAACAATTAACAGTCTTAAACGTAACCACTATTTTAGCAAATGAAGATCAATTAACAGGCGCAGGTTATAATAACTATGGTAGTGTTCTCTCTGGTTTCGATAGACCTGAAGTGTTGCCATTTATCAAACTAGGCAGCTCTACTAAATTGGAAATAAAAGACGCTAGCCCTTTTATTTATAAAGTAGTCTCCATGAAAGGAGAAAGAACTAATGAATATTTAGTTACAGCTACTAAATATGAAACAGGTAAATTTGAGCTAATAGAAGATAATATAAGCATAGAAAATGAAGCTGACACTTTTAGTTATCAAAAATGCCAAACTATAAATAAAATTGTATACTGTCCTCTAGATGCTCCTGTAATAAATAGCGTAATCTCGGGAGTGCCAGATGCTACGACTGATACTTTTTCAATAACGGGCAATTGGAGTGCTGTTGCCAATAGTAGTGGGTATGGCGTTGAGTTAGTCTACCCAAATGGCATAACAGAATCTACAAGTGTAACAACTACAGGACACCAGTTTAGTGATTTAGATCAAGTGGGGGTATTTAATTATAGAGTAAACGCGCTAGGTAACAACGCTAAGGCAGACGGAGCTAATGCTTATTTTGATTCGGACTACGATTCTTCAGGAATATTTGTTGTTTATGATGACCTTTTAACATTTAGCAAATCATTTGTTGATCAAATTCAAATTTTATAAAGATGTCGGACACAGGTTACAATGTATTATCAGTGGCTGCTCATGATGGAGCATCTGTGGTTTTTAGAAAAGCTTACACAAATGCGTTAGCAGCAACGGGAGTGGGGGGTAGATGGAGGTCCACAGCAGTAGCTAGTGGATGGGACTCAGTAAGATTCTTAAATGTAGTGGCTTCGGGCCAAGCGATGCCTGAAACACTAACAGGTAACTTTGTAAGCCCTACATATTTTTATAATTCGACAGGAACTGTGCTGGGGGGAAATACTCCTATGGGAGACATCAGGGCTGAAGCAACAGGTTTCTTGGGGATAGGGACAAATGATTTAAATAATTTTTATAGCCTACCCAAAAACACTGATTTCAGCGGAGCACTTTACGCCGAATACAAAAAAGAAGGAGTTGTTGGATCATCTGTAACTGGTAAAGTAGGTATAGGATCAACAGTTGGCGATTTTTCTACAAGTGGTTTTTACGAGGGGCCATTTAAGACTAAGGATATTAATGAGTTCCAAATAAATTTCCCAATCAATAGTGGGAATCTTAATGAAATCCCTACGGGAAGTGGAGTATATACTGCTAGCACTGTAACTATTATCAATTCTGTTGTCGGCAGAGAGGGAAGAATATTAACGAACGCCGCTGCCGTAGAAGCTGATAATTTTATTGAGAGTATAAAAACTAGTATATTAGATATAGAAGGAAATGTTGTTTCCTCTAATTATAGAATTTCTACTTCTCCCGCTTTTACTTTTAGCAAAACTGATAATATAGGCGTATTTGGTAGCTACACTAGAAACTTCGGGATAAGGACTGAGGTTTTAAATACAGATGGCAATAGTCATATTTCAGACTTTCTTCTTTATGGTAACACTTTAAGTATAGAAAAAGTCTATGCGACAACATCAGGAGGACTTCAACTCAACGAATCTACAGGGAACCAAACTTTAAACACAGGAGCTATTGGTTCTCTAGCTGATGCACAAGCTGCCCAAAGAGGTTTTAGTCAACAGCAATTAAACCACAGTGGGGTATCTGGTTATATTGATTTACAACTTTTCTTTGATCAAGTCCCTGGCACTACGGTATATGATACAGTAGGTGTTTATGCTTCAAATACAGGAAGCAATTTAGATATTTTAGATCAAGGTAATTTTCTTGGCACCTTTCCGTTGGATCAAACGCAAGGCCAACATATAAGATTATATGCTAATGATTTTGGTAATTACAATCAGTCCCATATCGACCTCGATAAAGATTTATTTATAAAACTTAGGACAGCTAGCAAAGTTGGAATAGATACACAAGATTTTTTAATTGGAGGAGAAAATTTCCGACTGGCTAGCATTCCTCAGGGGAAAGAAGCTTTCTACGCTTTAGGCAACGATTTAAATGTTGATGACGGTCAAGGGGGAGGAACTATGTTCGCTAACAGTTATTCTGGTTCTGGTGTGAGCGGCAGAATGACCGACATGTTCGGTAACATTTACCTGATTTCAGGAGAAGGTGGAGGTGGAGGTGGATCTTCATCATGTTGCACAATAGAGCAAACTCTTACAGAGGGTAACACCGCTACCACAAACCTTATAATGGGTGGCAGCAGTGTAATCCAAATTAATAGCTTTATTGAACACCAAGGGGACACTAATACTTATTTTGGTTTCCCTTCTGATGACACAATCACTTGGTTTACAGCAGGAACGGAAAGAGCGAGGATAAAAGACAATATTTCTTTGAGTGGTGATTTGCATGTCACAGGTGAAACCAAAACTTTTGCTTCAGATGGAACTTTAAGCACTGAAGAAGGTAGCGATGGAAACAACAGAGGCTTTTCTAAACTTTATAATGCTGCTGGAGATGAAGCAAAATACGTGGCTGAAGTTGACAGTAATGATCAGGGGTCATTAACAATCAAAGACTCTGCTGGGGCAGATGCTA